TGTGTTGGTGGTGTTATTAACCATCCTTTTTCCACTAAAAATGGGAATTCCGGTGGTATGATATTAAATCCTGATGGTGTTCTTGTGGGTATTCACTTGCGTGGTACTGCCTCTGGTGGGATGAATGGTGCTATGGCAATTACACAGCACTTTCGTGAAACTGTCGGAGCTTCTTTAAAATAAGAAGCTTTCTGGGGTTACAGGAACTGGGCCCTGAAGGCGAGGAATTCAAACGTCGTCAGGTCCTTAATCCCGGAAATGCTCTGTCCGATAAGTTCCATGAAAATAAATATCAGAATTTACGCATTCGTGGCCAAGTTTATAAAACTATGAATGTGCGAAGTGAAATCGTTCTTGATACTGATATTTTACAAATAGTCCCCCAGGAGTATGTTGACTCCTATGTTCCTGCTTCACTTAATCGTGAAGCCCTATATATGCAGCTCCATAAATATGATTTAAATGAACCTAACTATGATCGTGAAGCATTCAAGCGGGCAACCGTTTGGCTGAGGCGACATTTCTTTCAGTTTGTGAATCTCTCAGAGATTATTTCCTTTGAGGAAGCAGTTGGACTTCAAACTGCTTCGACCAGTCCAGGTCCTCTTTATCGAAAGTATTATGATAATAAAGGGGTTATGGCGGCAGATCCACAGGGTATGAAGGTCCTACGGGATTTTTCTAACTTAATGAAGGAGTGTGGTGGTTGTGAAACGTATTGGGGAGGTATTCTGAAAGATGAGTTACGTCCTAAGGCGAAAGTCTTAGCTAACAAAACACGTCTTTTCACATCTTGTTCAATGCCTATGTGTGTTGTTACTGCGCAGGTCTGTCACGGTTTCAATAAGAAATTTATTGATACCGCGTTACAATCCAGTTCTTGTGTGGGTGTCTCCAAATTCAATGGGGGCTTTAATAACATATTTAGTCATTTGTCTACATTTAAAACCGGCAACGGATTAGATGGTACAAATTTTGATGGTTCTATTTTTACAGATATGTTCTGGGAAATAGCCCAATTTAGGTACGAATGCCTTTCGTCTAATGATCAACGCGAGTATGGTTATATGTTATGTAATGTGTATGATAGTATTACACAAAGTATCATGATCCTGGCTGATGGGTTGTGTGTTCAAAAACTTTTTGGTAATCCTAGTGGTTCTTTTAATACTATTGTAGACAATACATTGTCTAGTTTTATTATTTTTGCTTATTTGTGGATTAGGTTGGGATTTGATTGGTCCCACTTTAATTCAAATGTTCGTTTAGCCTTGGTAGGTGATGATAATACATTCACAGTGTCTGATCGCATCCTCGAATATATTAATTCAAACTTTACTAAGTGTCTTAGCATAATCCACGAACTGGGTTTTACTTTTACAGCAAGTAATCCACAGTTGGTTCCATTGGCTCAATTGGATTTCCTGTCCCACACTGTTTTCCGAGAGTGTGGAATGTGGTTACCTCTTGCGAACATAAATAAGTTATGGTGCAGTGCATGTTACGCTCCCAGGCGTCCCAGTGATTTCGGATTCCGCATGTTGCGTCTCTGTGCTCTACGTGTTGAGGGATATTATAACACAGAATTTCGTGTTATAATATCCAACTTTATCCAGCAGTCTATGCCACGGTTAGTTAGAAGTCGCTTTCGTCGACTTGTTCTAGCCAGTTTCCTGCCTGACTCGATAATTGTATCTCTTTACCGTGGGGACGAATCAGCGAGAGAATTTAGTAAGCTCTTTGTTTTTCTACGTTCTATTATTTCTTTTTCAGAGAGTGAAAGTGGTTTTGTAATGTCAGTACCCACTTTAAAATCTCTCGGTATACATGGGTAACCGAAAACGCTCTCAAAAAGCAACTCCCCCTCAGGTTGCAAATCAAGTTATGAGGAAAGCAAAACCAGTGTCGAACACTCCTAAAGTAAATAGGAGCTCTGGTAGCAGAGGAATTTCTTCTGAGTTCGAGGACTTACGTGTTCCTGGTAAAGAAA